GCTGGATTTGATCGCAAGAAGATTGATGATGCAATTGCTATTGGCAAAAAATATGGCATTCGTTGGATTGACGATGCTGTTAGCGATTTGCAATCTGGTGCGGCAAGAGGTGGCGTACAACAAATGACCAATGAACAGCAATCTGAACAACAACCTGTTCAATAAGGACTAAAAATTGACCCCATCAGTATCTGTCTTCTTGCGGCTGGCTTGGTTAAGAACATCCAAGCTGGCTGTGAACTTTACAAACAGGCTAAAGAGTCTTTTGTTGAGATCAAGAATACGGCTGATGAGGTCATGGCAATTGGGAAAGAAGTTCATGGATTCTGGAATCAACTCCTTAAGTTCTTTGGTGCAAGTCCTAAACCTAAAGCTGTCAAGCCTGTGGCAAAGGCTAAAAAAGCTGCCTATGTTGCTGTTGACGAAACTCAAGTCAAAGTAGACATTGTTAAGAACCTGACTGAGTTCTTCAAATTGCAGTCTCAGCTTGAGGAACACATTAGGGAAGCAGAATTAAAGGCTAGGACTGTTGTATTTGCTGATGATGTGAACTTGATGGAAGAAGCCTTAAACAGGGTTTTGGCTCAACAGGAGATGGAGAAGTTAGTCGTTCAGATTCGTGAGTGCATGGTCTACGATGCCCCAGAGGAGATGGGTGCTTTGTATAGTTCTGTGTTTGAGATGAGAGACATTATTTCCGTAGAGCAAGAAAAGGCTAGAAAGAAACGAGATGCTGAATCATGGCTACGAAAGGAAAAGGAAAGACTCCTCCAAGAAAAACAAGCGTATCTAGTAGTCAGTATCCTATTCCTCCTGTATATCTGGATGTTGATAGTGTTCGTAGCCAAGATTGGGAAAGCGTAATGGGATGGATTGCTGCTTGTGTCTTTGTCGTATTGTTGTTACCAATCATGGGTATGCTTTTGCTTGAGACATTAGAGGCAAAACATGATGTAAAAAGAGCGTTACAGAAGTTAGAGAAGATGGAACAGAGAATAGAAAGGAAACAACGTGACAAAGATCGTAAAGAGCCTAATGCTTTTGATGACAATCCTGTTTTTGACAGGGTGCGAAGACAGGTGGAGATACCCTTGTCAAAACCCACAAAATTGGGATAGTGATGATTGCAAACCCCCAATCTGTACCGCTACTGGTACTTGCCCAGATATGTTAGTTAAACCAGAGGAGAAAAAGTGATGGCAACTGTTGGATACAAACCTAGCAATAGACTGACCGCAGACGAGATTGAGGTCAGAGTATGGGCATTTGTGATTGTGGTCTTGGTGACCATTTTGTTGGCTTCTATGGGTATGTTCTTGTACTCAGTCTCATTTGTCCAACAGCCTATGAATGGTGCTATGGCGGCAATTGACAAGGTTTATACACAGCAGATCAGTACCATCATGGTGTTTATCACTGGTGTTTTGGGTGGTGTTGCTGGTCGTTCTGGTGTCAAAGCTATTGCCAACGCAACTGCCAAGGCTGAAGCAATTGACAATGATGAGCCACCAAAACCATGAGTATCTTTAACCCTTGGGTAATCTTAGGGTTTGTCTTGTCTGTGACCATCTCCTTTGGTGGTGGTTACTTCAAGGGCAAGCATGATGAGAATGTTTCTCAACAACTAGAGATTGCTCGTTTGAACGCTATTGCAAGGACGAAAGAAGCTGCTTTAGCAAAAGCTATCACATCAACAGCTACGGCATTGAGGACATCGAATGAGAAAGCAAAACAGATTTCAAAAGAGCGTGATTTGGCTATTGCCTCTGGTGCTCTCAAGTTGCGGCTTCCTAGCAAAGCAACCAGTTGCCCCGTACAAACCACCTCAGATACCACCGTTGCCAGCGGAGATAGCAGTCAAGAGGGAGGCGAACTTGACGCAACGACTGCTCAATCTCTTGTCGCCATCACAGACGATGGAGATGAAGCAATCAGACAACTCACCGCCTGTCAACAAGCCTACGAATCCATCTACGAAACCCTAAAGGAGAAACAATGAACCTGTCAGCCAACTTCACCCTGAAAGAACTTACAAAGTCAGATACTGCCACCCGATTGAGCTTGGACAATACCCCTGATGAACAGGCTTTGGAGAACTTGAAGACTCTTTGCGATAAGGTGCTTCAGCCTGTGCGTGAACACTATGGTAAGTCTGTAACCGTTAACTCTGCCTATCGCAGTCCTGAGAGTAATGCTGCCGTTGGTGGCTCTAAGACTTCTGACCATTGCAAGGGCATGGCGGCAGACATTGAGATTGTTGGTGTTGCCAATGCTGATCTGGCTCAGTGGATTATGGATAACCTTGAGTACACACAACTTATCCTTGAGTTTTACACTCCAGGCATTCCTGACAGTGGTTGGGTTCATGTGTCTTACGACCCAAACAACCTGAAGAAACAGGAATTGACTGCTACCAAGGTGGCTGGTAAGACCACTTATTTGAATGGTTTGGTGGCATAACTGTTGTTAATGTATCTTTTACTTTAACTTTCATTAGCTTGTCATTGATTTCTCTTAACTTAATGAAAACTCGTTGGAGGAATCAATGCCTGCTTCACATTTTAGTGACGAAGAATTTATTGAAATTTGGAATAAATACGAGTCAGCATCAAAAGTATCCAAGATTCTTAATGTTGATGTTCGTGCTGTGCAAAGACGCAGGAAAAGGCTTCAAGATTCTTTGGGGGTGTTTCTTGAAAGTGCAACGCAAAAGCCGCCAATCAAAACACCAGATAACCCTGCAAGACGAATGTTGGGTATTGAAGATGGAGTAGTCATTGTCTTCAGTGATGCCCACTTTTGGCCAGGAATACACACTACGGCATTTAGAGGATTACTTTGGGCAATTAAAGAGTTGCAACCAAAAGCCATTATTGCCAATGGTGATGTTTTTGATGGTGCTTCAATCAGTAGGTTTCCTCGTATTGGATGGGATACAACGCCATCTGTTATTCAAGAGCTAAAAGCCTGTGAGATTTCACTTGGTGAAATAGAAGATGTTGCTAAGAAAGCCAGAAGCAACACACAATTGGTGTGGACATTGGGTAATCATGACGCTCGATTTGAGAATCGGTTAGCTGCCAATGCACCGCAATATGAGTTTGTCAAGGGATTTACGCTGAAAGACCATTTCCCTACATGGCATCCTTGCTGGTCGTGTTGGCCTACAGAGGAGGTTTCTGTTAAACACCGCTGGAAGGGTGGTATCCATGCTACCCATAACAACACTGTCAACGCTGGTGTAAGCATCGTTACAGGGCATTTGCACAGCCTTAAAGTCACTCCATTTTCCGACTACAACGGCAACAGGTTTGGTGTGGATACAGGGACTCTGGCAGAGCCAAACGGCCCACAGTTCATCAACTACTTAGAAGACAGTCCAACCAATTGGCGGTCTGGATTTGCTGTTCTTACATTCCGAAATGGTCGATTGTTGTGGCCTGAATTGGTACACAAATTTGGTGAAGGGCAAATTGAGTTTAGGGGTAAAGTTTATGACGTATGACCTTGTAAGCCACCTTAAATCAGAGATCAAAGAACTGCATCACATCTTGCATGAGACGCAGACTGCTTTAGCGCAAGCCAATGTTAAGCTCAATTGCAGAACTGAACCACTGACTGAGGAGCGTATATACACGCTGTATAAACGCAGTCTTGATTGGCGGCAGTTGGCAAGAGATATAGAAGCAGAACACTATATTGGATAAAAAAAGGGGAGTCCTAAGACCCCCCTAAAAGAGACAACTGCATAAAGATTATGCCACACGCTTCCAAAGCAAGCCATCTTCGTCTTCTACGATCTCTCCGATTTCGTATTCTTCGTATTCTTCGTCTTCTTCGTCTTCTTCGATTTCGTCTTCTTCATCAACGCATGAATCATCATCTTCGTTGACTTCATCTTCTTCATCGCACTGTGCATCAATGAACTCATCGCTCAATTGATAGTCAGCAGCCCAACCAAATTCTTTTTGAAAGTCAATGAATTCCAAAATGATTTGAGCCTTGTCAAAATCAGTCGTGTCAATCACAACTTTTTCGCCATCAACCCAATCCCAATCACCAATACTCACTTCTACCTTGTACATTTCAATCCCCTTGATATGGCACTATTGCCAAAGAAATCTTAGGGAAAGATTGTGACAAATCAAGTTTTTTACAAATCATCAGAGTAAAACATTATTAGTGCTAAAACAACAATTAGAGTTACTAAAGCACCAATAGACATCAAAAGAAGGATTGTCATTACATTAGACAACACTTCTAGCATTCCATTCACGCTCTTTGCGTCCTGATTTGGATTTGACTGTTCGTCCTGTCAACTCAATCAACCCCATGTTGGACAACTCGTTTAACCGCCTTGCAACCTGATTTGGCTCTAACCCGCTATGTTTGGCTATCCCATCTTTTCCAAGCGCACCATGAGCCTTTAGAGTGTCCACAATCATGGAGAAGTGCTTAGAAGCCAAGTCTTTTGCTGACTCTGCGGCTTCATAGCTGGTTATTGGGTCAGAAGCTCTGACTCGATTGAAGATTGGCAAGTCAAAGAACTTCTTTACGCTGCCACCAAAATGTATATCGTCTAGTTTTGTCATCATTCACTCCTGTTAAGTTAGTGGGTACTCACTTACGCTTTCCCCGTTGAATCACATCAGAAAGGGATGTCTTCATCCATATCTTCAATTTTCTTTGAAGACTTAGCTTGTGGTGCTTGGCCTTGTTCTTCTTTAGGGCTGAGAGCCAGACCCATGAACTTGCCGTTCTTACCCTCTTTAATCCATGCTGACAGCCAGAATTCCTGACCATTCACCCGAATATTTCCTTTGTAATCAGGATGATTGTCTTTTTCCTTCTTGTCATTCTTAAAAAGGACACCACTGTTGTCACGCTGTTCCATATTTACACCTTAATTTCATTGAGTTTTTTAACTTTGTCATCCACTTCTGTAAGGAACTGGATAACCTCTTTTTCGAGTTCTGCAATATACAAGTCATTGCGCTCGATTCTTTTGACAAACAACTGAAGATGACTAGGCATCCGTGGGTCGAAACTCACGAAATCACACCAACTTCTGTTTGTACAAGCCATCTGCCACTGCATTTGGTCATAGTATTTCTTAGCGGGTTCTTCTCCCAAAAGAGTATCAATGTGGGTTGCAGTGTTTGGGCATTTGATCTCCAGGCATCCATCGTCACCCACCAAGCCATCAGGAGAGGCGGCAGACATAGGAATCTTTGGATGGTCAATAGCACCTACCTGATCGACCATATTGCCTGTTTTAGCCTCGTATGCGGCTCTGGCATAGGTTTCGTTCTCGACACCCCATTCCATAGCAGCATTTGAGTAGGATTCAGCCACTTGGTTGGTCATGCGTTCGACTACCAACTGTGCCATGTAGTTAGCTCTACTGGTGCTGTAACCTGTCTTTGTCTTAGCAACAATGTCAGAGATACGAGAAGCAGTAGCTTTTCCTATTCTGCTTTGTTTCCATTCGTCAGACCCTTGAATAACCATTTAATTTACCCCTTTTTAATCTCAAAGCCGCAGAACCTCTACTAATTTCAAGAGATTTTGCAACATCATTCAAATGCAACACATTTTTTCCATCAGAAACATAAACAGAATTATTTTTGTTTCTTTGTTGTTCGCTTTTTGTTGCCCATCGAACATTGTTTGGCTCATATCCTTTTAAGTTATCAATTCGATCTATTGAATGACTTGAAGATGGACACTTGCCAATATGCTGGAAAAACAACTCAAAGTTATCTATCCATTTGCTGTAAACAAAAATACCTTTACCACCATATCTATGAAAATCCTTAGAACCTTCTCTACAACGAGATTTCATTGCGCTCCAAGCTCTGTACTCTTTGGAATTTCTCATCCCATGAGTTTTTGCTTTTTCTGCGCTAACTTTTGTAGCGCATTGTCTGCATTGGCTAACTCGATTATTTCGTATCCTTGTTGCAAGATATTCAGAAACATTGCCACACAGACATTTACACAACCATTTGATATGTCCATCTTTTGATTTTGATTCGGATACAGAAAGAAAAGATAACTTCATACAAGCTCCTTGTGCTGGTTTACAAGCGCATTATAAACCAATACAACGCTGTGCAAACCATTCGGGTGTACCTTGTTCAACTTCGCTCATGCTTCCCTCGCTTTCAGCATTGCGTCTGCCATTGCGTATGCAGACTTCGACCAGACGGCAAACAGTTCATCGGTAGGAAGGTCGCCCCAGACCCTGCCCATCAACCCTTGCATAGCCTTTGCCGCAAAGTAGTCCCGCAATGTCATGCCTTGCGGATTTTCATTGGCGCTGTGGCCTTTAGGCGCTACCCAATGTAGCGATGGAAATGCTGGTGGGTTGTTCATTTCAATGCTCCTTTACGCTTTTC